TCAAACTCATCTCTCTCAAGACTGTCTTTACCAGATCTGTAATCTCTCATCTTTGTAACCTTCTTGGCATTCATACCCTTAAAGAAAGTCTTAGGCATTGCATACCTAATACTCTTGTCGGGTGCAAATTGCGGGCTAATAGACTGCCGATCAATAATATTAGCAATCCTACCTAGCGTTGAAGATCCATTTGCTTTACTAAGAATATCTCTACAAGATACAAGCCATTGAACAATGTCTGTATCTTTAAGCTCTGCTTGTATTAGCTTAGTAGCTTCTGCAGCTGCTTTCTTAATAACACCTTGAACATATGCTTTAGTAGCGTCATTCCATATCACTTTCTCACGTGATGGTGTGACATCTACACCTTCTTGTAGTACTACATCTTTACCTGTTTCAGGATCTCTCATAACTTGGCGAGCAGGACATTTAAAGGCAATTGGGCCCCACAGTGTCTCCATCTCCAACTCACGGAAATCAATAAAACCATAGTTAATACCAGTAGTAGCCTCACTATTCTTAACAACTACAATATGCGGTTTGTTAAACACATAAGTATCAGCTACAATAAGGTTCTCAGAGTTAAAAAGTACTTTAGCTTGAAAGTTCTTTTCTTTAATATCAACTTCTCCGTCCTCAAAATGCTCAATAACTCTAAACTTAACATTGTCAAGATACAACAGCTGCTCTTCTACAGAGTCCATAAACTTAGATCTGTTGTGACGCTTAACGCCAAATGAAATCTGAGTATAGTTCTTGTCTACTGTAGGTTCATAGTAAACTATGCTGCCATCAGACAAACTAAAACTAGGATTAATATTTCCTGTAGTAGTATTAAACTTAGGAGTTGTAAAATCTGTTTTGTAGTTGTAGCAGTTGCACGTTATTTTTCTACCATTATGTACTGTTTCTAAAGTGTAGAAATCGACGCCCGTAGACAGAGGAACCTTTGCACCTAAACCAAATGCTCCGAAGTTCTCTGAAGTATTACGTTTAGTTGAGTAACCCAATTCTAAAATACCTTCTAGTCTACGACCGCCAATACCTACACCATGGTCCAAAACGATGAATTTGTCGCAATATCCAACGCCAGGATGTTTTTCATAACTGATGTAAACTTGAGTTTGTTCTGTATTTAGATGCTTTATGTCATAATAACTAGCATCAAAGTTACTGTCTGAGTACTGCTCACCGTTACGGGTAATGTAGTAGTCTTCTGCTTTTGAGCTTCCTCTAAGGATCTCTACAGCAATCTCTTTTTCTCGTTGCGCATCACAAGCATTAGTTGTGAGCTCACGAACTGTCGAGGGAATAGGAGTAGAGTACTGTGTTGACTGTAAAATATCAAAGACCATCTTTTCTGCGCCTTTGTTAATCTTTTTAGCAACACCTTCTGCTCCTACGATCTCTTTGTCAATCGTTTTAATAGCCATTTAGCTTTTATTTAAATATTACACAATAAAAAAGCCGCTAATTGCGGCTTAATTCTTTAATTAGTTCTATTGTTTCAAGAACTTGTTTCTGATTCTTGGGGAGAAATAATTTATACTCCAACCCATTTTGCATGATATGCTGTTTAAACATCTTCCATTTTATAGGAAAGACATCGTTAGCAAATCCTTTTACTTCTATAATCCACTGTCCTTGCGGGTCTACAAAATCAGGAGTATATGTTATACTTCTAACTTTAGTAGTGTTATCTACATACTCTTTATGAGTATTAGGTTCCACACAGGTATGAGGAAAGTAGAACCCCTCTAAAAGTTCAAACTTTCTTTTCTCATACAGTGCAGATATACCTGCTTCTTCAAGTTTCTTATAAGTAAATAATTCTAATTTTGATCTAAACTTTAATCCTTTGTAGACTGCTGCAGTAGCATTTCTAACTTTCTTGTTTCCTTTCTTGCGTCGTATCGGCATAATTTGTCTCTTCAGTTTGTATATTGTGTCTGTGTATTTCGCCATATATTGTTAGTTCTATTAGAGCCTTCATGCCTCCATAAGAATTGAAATGAGCAATATAGTCAGACAAATCTTTACAGTGATATACATCTGGAACAGCTATGTTTGTAAAATAATATTTATCTTTAATCTTTGCAGCCATGGTTTGTCCAGGGTTGTTAGGATTAGTAAAATCGTTATCATAAAATATAGCTATTCTGTCAAATCTAGCCTTAAGATGTGTAATAAGTTTTTCGTCAGGCATAATCATTTCGCTTTGCAAAGCAATAGCGGGTATGCCCATTTCATATAAACACATTACATCCTTAAGAGAAGAGGTAAGAATAAGTAAATCTCCTGTATCTGGAAGCTGGTTATAACCTTGAACATGTTTGTTGGTAGTATTACTAGACCATTTATATTCTTCGTTAGGAGAATAGATCTTGTATTTTTTACCAATTTTGTATGCATAGGTTGTTTCTTTGCAGCTAAATCTATTTTCATTAATCCAATAATGTGAAATAGGTGATACGTCAAATTTAAGTAAAGTCTTCTTAGTAATCAAATATCTTTCCCAAAATAACTTATCTGACTTAGACCAAGGCCTTGTCTTTTTCCTAATAATAGTTACTTTTTGATTTACAGGACGCTTGTTAGTTATAGTGCCTCTGTAGCCCATAGTAAATAATGTATTAGCATTTACAGACGTAAGTCCTAAGTTAAAATCATTGTCAATTATAGTCAAAGCTTCTACAAAGTTGCAAGAATACTTAAACTTAACATAGTTAAAACAGTCAAATGTATGATCAGGATAGCCAAAATCCTTGTATAAGAGTTTACCTTTCCAGTAAACAATACTTACACCAGGCTTTTGGTCTTTCCTTAAATCACTACAAAACTTCTTGTTAAGCTCTATGAAGTTGGGGCAGTAGTATTTGAATATATCATACTCACTAATTTTAGAGAGTATTACATCTGTGTGTAGATGTTCTTCACTTCCTCTGCTCTTTATCATAGTTTCTAATTATTATACCCAGGTATCGTTTTCAGAAACAGTCTCTTCATCTGGAGTTACAACTGCTAGTTGAGGAACAAATGTACCCCACGCTAGGTCAGTATTAAACTCTGCATTGAAAGTTTTGTACTCATCGTTAAGTGCTTTAACAAACAAGTCATCTCTCTGAGGCTTAACTCTACCAAAGTTGTGAAGATACACATTTTGGTATTTACCGTCTTTAACACCTACAAGTAATCTAACTTGATTGTTAGCTAGCATAGTTACTAAAGCTTTAAGCTCTGTAACATCGCCTTTTACAATCTTATCCATAGTGTCAAACATAACCTCATCGCCGTAAGCAACGTTAGCCCATGCTTTAACAAAATTAATCAAAGTATACTCACCTGTATATGCTTTGCGAGCTGTCTCAGGATTTTTGTACCAGTCGTAAGTAGGAACGCCATCAGACCATGTATCTTGACCAATATTATTTAGCCATTGATGCTTGCCTGTTTTTGAAACTTTCTCTTTTGATTGCATAAGAATCTCCATACGAGTAGTAAGGTCTTCATTCTTAACCCAAAAGGTTAGTTTAAAATATTCTTCACCATTGAATTCTACATAATAGTTAGGATCTTGTTTTACATTAATTCCAAGAGTATGCAGCTCTGTCATAGTAGGATTAATTGCTATAACATTGAAATTAGCAAGACCGGAGTATAATTTAATGCCTCCGCCTGATACTTCTTGTTCACTTGAATTGCTTTTAATTGCCATTTTTATAAATTTAAAGGGTTATTTGTTTGTGATTGGATCTGACTTTCCCAAGCTTGTCCTTCCATTTGATCCATCTGAGCTGTTGTAAACTCAGGGTTTTCAAAGTGAGGATTTTCTTCTTCAATAGGAGTATGATCTATAGCATCTTGAGATCTTAAATCAGCTCTGTTATGAAATTCTTCTTCCGCTGTAGGGATACTAGTCTGATTAGGATCTACTGTAGGAGTATCATCAACAAAGTTAAAAGACATCTTTCTCACTTTACGTGCTTTTTTACCTTTAAGTGCAGGATGTTTAAACATTTGAACTACTTCCCAGTTTTCTAGTCCATACTTTTCTTTAATACCATTACGATCAATTCCATTTTCTAGATCTTCTACAATCATAGATGTTGTGATAGTTTCTGGTGTAACCGCTTTTGGAGTAGCGTTCTCATTGTTTGTTCTTGCTTCAATCATTGGTTTAAGTTTAAAGCGATTAATCAATAAATATTTCTGACCATTCTAAAGGCATGGTCTTACCTTTTAAGTGATCGCAGCGACTGCCCGCAGTAATGTCATCCATAGAGTCAAAAGAAATCATAGTTTTCTCATCTTCTCTGTATAAATAACCTACCGCGTCAGCGTTTGCGCATGTAATTTGCTTGATTTTACCAGTAAGATCTAGGTCTTTAACAGCCACTTCTTTACCTTTCTTCTCAAGCATTTTGTCCTTTAGGTGACCAACTAGAATAATGTGATCAGCTAGAGTGTTCAGTCTGTCTATCCATTTTTTGTATGCTATCCGTAAGTATAGGTAGCCTGCGCCGTTTGGCAATGATAAGACTGAAGCTCCAGGATTCTTTTGTTCAAAGTTTTTACCCATTGGAGTTTGCATATATAATACCTTAGCATCAGCTTCACACCATTCCTCTAGTTTAGAGATGGTGTCAATAGCTACGTATTTATATGGCTTTTTAGCTTCATGAATTGCTTTACCGGCTTCTCCAAGTTCTCTCAGGCTTCCCACTTTTACTTTTAGCGCGTCAACCATGTCAGAGCCATCTTCCAAGTCAATAATTAGACAATCATCAAGCTGTGATAATACAGTAGTTTTGCCAATCTTTGGCGCACCGTATATTATCATATTCTTTGGCGACTTTCTAGACGCCTTTATTTTAGTTTTTGGTAATTCCATTTTATCTTCTTTCTTTAATAGTGAATGTGCTCATGTCTGCTTCGTAACTAATCATACCAAGCAAACCGTCACGATTTTTTTCTACATGACAGGCTAATAAGCCTTTAGGGTCTTCGTCACAATATTTAGATGTAATACCATACAAATCAAAAGGTCTGTTTAGTATCATAACTACATGTGCATCTTGACCAATGCTGTCACCGCCAAACAAATCAGTTAATAACGGTTGATATTGATTTTTAGCACGATGCTCTTGCTCAATATTCCTGTTTAGCTGCGATAGTAAGATGTTAACAACATTAAATTTAGACTGCATATGCATGCAACCTTTAGACACAGTGTTTAGTCGTCGAAGCTCTGTATCTTCCTTACCGCTAATGAGACGGCTATGATCATACAGATTAACAACAATAGTGTCAGGATCAGTTTCATATAATTGTTCGTTAGTGTTTATAATATATTCCATACTACGAGGGTAATTATTAAAATGAATATTGTACCCTGTGTATTTTTTAACTTTGCTTATATAGTTTCTAAAATCTATATCAGTAAGAGGTGAGTCTACTGATAACAAATCGCTTATCTGTTTCTTTACGTCTTTTGATGCAGAGCGCATAATTTGCTGATAACCAGGCATCTCGAATGTCCAGTACAATATAATTATGTTTGCATTTTTATTTGCATCTAACAAATCAAATACTAATTGATTACTAAATGCTGATTTACCCACGCCGGGGCGTCCAGCTACAACATACATTTTACCTTTTTGCAATCCGCCTAACAAATTCTTGTTAAGTCTAGGCCACATAGTTTTTAGTACGTCTCTTTCTCCCTTTTTTGCTTGTTTTACAACAGCAATAGACTGGTTAACAGCCTTTTCAATACTCTGAAATCCTCTTTCTTGTAAGATTTTAGAGCTTTCTTGTGATTCTGGTGTCTGTATCATTGGTTTTGTCTATGTCTGCATACTTTTCCCAAGTATGATTATTAAGCCAAGTTTCTAAGTTTTGCAGGTAGCCTAAATTATCACGTTCTATCTCTAATTGTGTGTCTAAACAAGACATTATTCTTTTATGAACGTGTAATTTATTGCCTACAATTCTTTGATATTTCTTCTTAGCCTTAAGATTAGCGTTACAAGACGGATCTTTAGCATGCAAAATTCTAACTGATCTGTTTGTATTAACTTTCATAGGATACTTAATAAGAAGTTCGTTAAACATCTTATCAAAATTACTTGTAAATAGGTCTATAAACTTTTGTCTTACAACATGAGTTTTATGTGATGCTCCTAATTTTACAAATCCTTTACTCTGTAAGTCAATCCAATCAGGTTTCAATTTCATCTCTACTACTAAATCATGTCCATTTCTATAGAGAATATAAAGCGCAGTAAAATCATCTGCGCTTATACCCTCTTCAATAAGTAAGTTTACATCTATTTGAATCTCCATATCATAAAATGTTTAATACGCACATATTCTGCTAACTCTTCGTCAGTGTCAGTATACGCGTATTGTTTTATTTGTATAAATATGCTTCTATCAGACATACATAATTTTATATGCCTAGTAATTAACAAATAGATTACAAGTATTTTAAATATCATTCCCAGTTTACATTTTTAAGGTTCTTAACACTACTATTTAGCCATTTTTCTTCCTGACTATTTTTTACATATAGAATATAAATTTTACCAATTTTATCCTCTTGAAATCTAATAAGCCTACCAACACGTTGTATCATTGATAGTGACTTACTAGTTAAACCACAAATTACACCTATACCTGCATCAGGTACATCAAATCCTTGGTTTAGAGCTTTAGTACTACAAAGTACAGTTTTAGTACCATCTTTAAAATCTTCAATAGCTTTCTCTTTCTGCTTCTTTGTCTTGCCGCTATGATATACTGTAGAAAATGGCTCATTTGCTTCTGCTAGTTCATTAGTAAAAGCATTAGCACCTCCAAATACTAGTATCTTTTTTCCTACATTTCTAACTACAAGTTTTTGTAACGCATACACTTTTTGACTAGCAAAATCTACAATCTTCTTGCGGTTTCTAATGCATGCATAGAATTGTGCAGCTGCTTGTTTCATCTCAGGTGCTGCATCTCTATCTGCAAGAACTCTTTTAGCTTCATTAAAGGCGTCAAAGTTCCCTAGCTGATATTTCCAGTAGACAAACTTGTTGTTAATCTTCTTATAATCAGCCTGTTCACTATCCGTAAGCTCTACAGGTATACAATGAATCTCGTATGGAGAAACAAGACCTAAAGATACGCATTTATCTAATGTAATCTTATAATTTATAGGTGCAATTTGCTGCAATTTTAAATTATATTCATACTCTTCCGGCAAAGTAGCAGTCATACATAGCAAGTGTTGATATGTATTATTTTCAAAGAATTTTCTATATTGTGGGGACAGGCCGAGATGTACTTCGTCACAAACTACAATTGAGTAGTCAACACCTTTAAGCTTGTAAGCACTTTGGTAACAAAGTATTTCTACATCTTTAAGATATTCCTCTTTGCCCCACTTTATAAATTCTTCTTTAAATTGCTTTTGTAACTGCACAGTTGGCACAAGTACAAGAGCAGGATCAGCAGTAATTTCCCAGTTAGCATAGTTTTTATCTAAGATGTGGCATACTGCAAGTACACCGCATCTAGACTTACCAAAACCGGTACCTGCGATAATACTACCACAGTACCCGTTTTTAGCCCAAGAATTTAAAGCTTTCTTTTGCTCTTTATCTTTAACTTCATGCATTACAATGACACTTTCCATAGGTTCACTGTTCTGTTAGTTTCTTTGTCTTCAAAATCGCCAGCATATTTTATTAAGCCTTTTGATCTGAGTTCTTTAACTCTACCTGTTACTCGGTTAATATCCCAACCAAGCTTGCGGGCAATCATACGATTACTACCCATACCTAATTCATTTTTAAGTGTTTGCAATACTTGTACTTGTCTGCGAGACAAACCATTATCTTTTGCAAGCTTTTCGTACGAATCAATTGATTTCTGGTCCATAATTAATCATTTAAAAGTTCTACATGTTTCATAGTATGTTCATATACAAAGTCAGAATCGTCGTTAACAATTTCTAACTCATCGTCTGTAAGCTCTCTACCAAGCCAAACAGCTTTAGCCACAAAAGCGTCGCAATAATCAGGATGATCTTTAGTGTCTATCCCTTCTATCTCGACGCTTTCAAGCTCTGTAAAATGCTCAGAGGTAAACTCTGGTTCTACATCGGGTTGATTTGCAGGATGATTTGGTAGATCATCCCACCAATCTTTACTCATTTGCTTTTGTATTTATAGCTTCATTGATAGCTATTGTTATTTCAAGCTTTTTAACTCTCTCTATTAGAGCGTGTGCAACATCAATAACATTTTGTAAAGATTTAGTTTGCTCTTCTATAATAGCAGTTATCTGTGTTATGTTGTTGTCAAAACTTTTGTTTAATTCATCTTGAGATTCAGTCATTTGTTTTTGGTTTTATAGATTTCTTTTTCTTTTTATAAGTACGTTTAGGCTTACTTTTATGCGGTGCTTTAACTGTAATAGCCTCTGCACTACTTGAAGATTTTTTCTTCTTCTTGTTGCTTCGCAAAGCACGCTCTGTATTACTTTTTTCATTTTGTTTAATTTGTTTTTTATACTTGACCATTTCATAAGCAAGATATAAGCCTATTACACACAGCATTCCAATAAAGATTTCCATTTTTTAAAATTTAGTTTAAATAGTAAAGGAGAGGCGCATAAACGACCAAGTAAATAACCTCCTCTCCCTTTAACTATAGTAAAAGATTGCAGCGTTCACGTAGCTTGCTCACGTATTTATATTCTTCCGTTAAATTTAATATAGCTCTTAGTATCCATTTTAAGATCAACAGCAAGCACTTTATTATACGAATATCCAGGCAATTTTGTGCCAAATACAAGTATATCAGTTCCTCCTACTACCATACCTCTTTCATCAGATATTTTATGTCTTACACCTGCGCTAGTAGTTATATACTTTGGCTCATGTGTTTTTTCTATTTTAATCTCTACATCTTCCTCTACGTCTTTAATTAATGGGACGTAATCATGATACCCTTTCTTCATATATCGGTTGTTTACAATGTTTACAAATAGGAATAGTGAGTTCACTTATCCTTTTTATTTTAGGAGTTATATCTTTTTCAATGTAGTTTTTAGCAATAGCTAGTCTTTTATCTACAGCGCATAAATTACGCATTGAAGCAGCAGAGTATAATACAGTTGCATGGTCTCTTTTTATTTGTTGTCCTACTTTTGCAGAACCTTCTTTTATAAGATCTCTTGCAAGCAAACAAAACATTTGTCTTGCTTCTACTATATCTCTAAGCCTACTTCTACTTACTATTTGCTCTTTAGTAATCTTCATTTCTCTTCGTATAGCTCCAAATATAATATCATACTCTGTCACTTGTACTCTTTCTTCTGCTCTACCTTCAATAGTGCTAGATTGTACATTTATTTTTCCCATGATTTACTAATATTTGTATCTGCTTTTAATAAGCCGTTAGTAACTACAACTAGCGCAGCTTTTTCCATAAGCTCAGTCATTTTAACTACCCATTTATCAGCATAGTCTATCTCACATATAGTATCTATTTGATCATGAACAGTCATTACCATTTTTACAGGTGCGTTAGTTTCTTTTATATACTCTCTAATATAATGCAGCGCAAGCTTAGTCATATCAGCTGATGCTCCTTGAATAGGTGTGTTCTTACTTGCTCTTTCAATACTTCCAAGCTCTCGCTTGTCTGCTTGACTATTCCAAATGTTAGGATACCAGTTTGTAAACCACCTACGTCTATTGTAAGGTGGAAATGTTTTAATGTATCCATATTTCTTCCCAAATGTTGCAAGTTTATCTAAGAACCCTCCAATTGCAGGGAACGCAGTAAAATACTTATCTATTAATTGTTTTGCTTCAGGTATACTTATGTCTAATGTATCTGCAAGTTTGTTAGGGCCCATACCATATGCAAGACCAAAATTAATAGTCTTTACATTAGTACGCAGCTTTTTATGCTTTGAGCAATTACATTTAGCTTTTGACTTCATGTAAGCACAATCATTTTCAGCTGCATCTACCCATTCTTTACCATACACAAGGTCTGCACATACAGAATGTAAATCTTGTCCCTTTTCTAAAGACTCAATCCACACGGGATCCTTAGAACCAAAAGCGATGACGTTCAACTCCTGACTACTATAATCTGAGGAGACAAAACACCAGTCTGTAGGTGCAGTGAAGCAGTTTCTAAAGTCATTTGATGCAGGTATTTGCTGCATGTTAGGCTTAGAACTACTTACACGTCCTGTGTCTAATATTTGATGAAAACTTGTGTGTATTTTATTGTCAGCTCCTACAAACTTAAAGAACGCAGTTCCGTAGCTTGTAGCAATTTTCATTTTTTCTTTATACTTTACGTATCTATCTATAAGATTAAACTTACGTCTATACTTATACATTTCTTTTCCGTTTACATTATCTAACTCAGGTACAAGTGTTTTAAAAATCTTAAGTACTTGAGTAGGTGATGTCCATTTTATATCTAATTTTCTAATCTCTTCTTGTGCAACAAATAAGTCCCCTTGTACATACTTAGGAACAAATTTCTCTAGTCTTACATCGTCTAATACTAATGTATCTAGTTCTTCTTTTAATTCGACAGCTTGTTCTTCACATATCTTAGCTAGTCCTGTCCATGATTCTTTGTCAATATCTAATCCGTTATATTCTATGTCTGCAAAACCTAGCACAGCATTGTTTTCAAGCTGTACTACATTCTCTAAACTATACTCTTCAATAATAGGTAATTGTTTATTTCTAATTTGACATAAATACTCTACATCCTTCGCACCGTATACTATCTGGTCATCAGTGTAGGGTTGACCAGTTAACCCTATAAATCTATTTCTAATCTCTTTGTTAAGCTTTACACCTAAATATCTTTCACAGACATGTGCTAAGCTATATCTAACGTCTTTACCACAGTTTATAACCTGCTCTGCTAAAAATGTGTCATATACATTCTCACACTCTATGTCAGCCCAACGTTTTATAAACTTGTAGTCAAACTTTGCATTATGAAATAGTTTGATTATCTCTTTACTCTCTAATACTTCACGTAACGGCTCAATACTTACAAACCTAGTGTCAATGATAAATTGATGGTCTTCGTCACCTATCTGAAACATTATCATCTTCTTACAAGTAAAGTCAAAGCCTTCAGTTTCAGTATCTACACCTAATACTTTTTTACTTTTACAATACTCTACTGCTTGCTCAATTGTACCGTTCTCAAATTGTTTAGTATGACTTAATGTATCAGATATAAAATAAATCATTTTTTGTTCTTAAATAGTTTAAGAGCATCATCAACAAACATTTGAATACCTTCTGCTTGACGCATAGTTATCAATTTTCCTTGAAAATACATTGTGTCTTTCTCGTCTACTAACGCTTGATGATATGGCTTAGTAAACTCCTCATCTAATGTGTTATCCTCACACATTACATAAATCTTTTTCATCCAACCCATCAGTTCTTATTTTCTTCTTTTAACATAGCTATTAACTCTTCCATATTTTTAACTCTAAACTCTCGTTTCTTACCTTCATTATATTTGTCAATGAGAAACTTTTGATGTTTTTCACTTCTAATATCTATGTGCTTTGGCACTTCAAATGGCCACATAATCACGTCTTGTTCTGGCATAATAAATAATTTTAAGTTAAAAATAGGGGACAAATCTCTCTGTCCCCTACTTAATTTAGTTGTCTAATCTAAATCTACCTATGAAGTAGCTTTTGCAGGTCTACCTCTGCGTTTTGCAGTTTTAGTAGCCTTATTGGTTTTTGCTTTGGTTGTGGTTTTAGTCTTAGTTTTCTTAGTTAAATTAAAACCTGTAACTAAATCAATTGTAATAGCCTTTTCTGTTACAGTCACATTATGTGCTGCTGTTACAGTTACGGTAGCTCTTCCGTTGTTGATAATAACGTTTTTCATAACTTGTTTAAAAATAGTTTATAACTTGTTTACAAATATAATAAAAATATGTACACTACCAAAGGCAATGTACATATTTTATTTACATGTCTACATAAAAGCTTCGTCAAGCTCTGCTGCTGCTACTTTAGAAGTAGTAACATTAGCTTTGATTCCGCCTATAGACGTTGAGGATGATACATCAGATTTCAACCATGTGTGCATGTCATCGGTTGGCTCATCGGTAACATGAACATGTGTGTAACTGAATACATAACATCCATTGTGAAGGATAAGATCTCCATCTCTTCCTTTCTTCTTAGCATAACGCTCAGGATCTTGGGCATGATACTCACTTGGAGTCAAAGTTTCCTCACAGACAATTCTAAATCTTTCACCATCAAAATCCACTGGATTCAAAATGTTAAGATCTAAAATTTCCATAGCTTTACCTCGACGATCAGCTTCGTACCACGCACCAGTGTCACCTAAGTCTATACCAAATAGTTCTCCAACATCGCCTGCTTCTGCAGTTACCCACGCTCTTCGAGGCTTACCGCCAGAGAATCTATCATCTGATTTGTTCAATACGGATAAGGCATTCTTTGCTCTTGCACCAGTATTTAACAGTTCTGCAAATTCTACTTGAATTTTGCCATTTGCTACTTTTCTTGCTTCTACAAGCAGAGTTTCGCCTTGTTTTAGAGCTTCTATGCTCCCTGAATTTAATTGTTGTGCCATGTCTTTTACATGCTTTTAAATAATTAATGCTAGTTTCGATAGGTATACTAGCAACCTTTTAAATGTGAATAGCCAATAGCTATTAAATTGTTTGCAACCATATGCAAGTTGACAGACAGAGCTCAAATCATGCCCATCAACTTGTTAATAGCTATTAGCTACATTTTTTTATACATTCTATAAACTGATTTACAAAAGAAGTAAATCACTATAAATAACAGTAATGCTGTCCAATCAAACCACAACTCAATCCCAATCACACCATTACCGGTGTGCTCAAGATTAAGTACAAAGTCTAATACGTATTTAATGCTAATTTGTATTGCGTGTTCAACTTGCTCCATTAGCTTCTATATTTAGTTTGTCTTTAAAATGAGACAAGTTAATACTAGCGCCATCACGCATTGCTGCCTGTTCTTCCTTTTGAATGTCTTGTTTTACACCTCTTTTAAAATTACTAAGTGTTTCTAAAGATATTCCATACTTTGCTTTACAATGAGCCTCTAGTTCAGCCGTCATCTCATTATAATCCTCAAGCTGTTTATGTAAATTCTCCAGCTTGTGTTGTTCGTAACTAAGGTTTTGTTCTACCATGTCTATCTATTTTGTTTAATTAAATGTTCTTTAAAATCTAATAAGTCTAAAACTTTCTTTTTATCTTTCAGTTTATGTCTATATGGATCAACAATGTCAAGTATATCTATTCCACACTGATATTGAGAATCATCTCCTTCTTCTATGAGTTGATTAGCCATAATCTTTAATTTCTCCATCTTACGACCTAAGCCCAAGATAGTTAATGTGTCTAATGGTGATGTCTTGTTCATAATTATGCTGTTTTATGATTTAAATAAATTAAGTAAAGCATTGGCAACCAGATTACATGCATCA